AAGGGTACACCAGACTTACCACTGCTCGGCCCAATTGGTCACGTCGACCATTTGAGCAGTGGGCCCGCACCCGCTAAAGCTAAGGTGCCTTCCCCGACCTTGGATTTGTCGGATCCTTTACCCCTGGTTTCGGGACCTATCTTCGTTTAACAGCCGATAGGGAACTGCAGAGATGTGTCAGCAACCGGGCAGGCCACCTCTTAAAGCCAAAGACCTAACGCTCGCGTAAGCTGCCAAGGTCATACCCAGTCCCCCCTGTTTTGCGCGGATCAGGGTTCCGCTCGTAGCCTCGGGCCTCAGTTTCCTCGCCGTACCTGAGCTGATGGCATCCCGTCGTTCACCACGCTTTCTGACTACACACACATTCACCGAAACCGTCTGGCCGGAATTAAACCCAGCGGAAACACCGGCGGCAGCTGGCAACTTATACAACCATGGAGTTGGCTTGCATGTGCTGCGTTTGGCCGGGTCCCGCACCATCAGGTGGACTTGGTCGATGCCTCTCCCAAAGGCGGACGGACGCACGTTGGAGGTCGCAATGACACAACGGTTGGTTTTCCCCTACTTCGGTTCCAGGATAATAATGGTATTGGCTAGGGTGTCACCCCATTAGGCACGCTGTGGTGTAGAGGAATTCAAGGTCCTTGAGAACCCAGATCTTTATAGCCGATTCAACTCGTAAGTCTCTTCGGTTTCCTCACCATTAACCAACGCACTTCGCACTAAGTCGGCAAGGGTTGACAGCTTAGACCGTACCCCACAAGCCTCCCATTCAGAATCCCTTTCCCGTTCGGGTCAGCATCCACACGACGCACAGGGTGCCCCCCGTACGCCAGCCACCATTGGTAGTCCCCACGGTGCAGTTTCGTCATACTTGGCGGAAGATAACCGCCTAACCTGGTCCTACGGTTGGGGTAGTTATGTTTTCACCCATCATCGAAACACCCTTCCGGGTGAACTAGGGCCGGTAGATCACCAGCTACGCCCCTACAGCCTCATAGCCCCAACGCCTCGGCACACCTACCTCCGACCACGAAAGACACTAGTGAGCGAAAAATTGTTCCACTAGGCCAGGGCTGGCATCAGCTAATCCAAACTGCCAAGGGGACTCCTCTGGTCGCCATTGTGTGACATCCAAAACGGTATCACGTAGGAGTGCCTCCACCTGGAGTTGTGCGTCCGGATCCAACCCGAACGCTCTGGAAAAGCTTTCCCTAGCCGTCGTGGTGGGACTCACCAACCGGGCCTTCTCTCTCGAACCAACATCCACGCCTAGGGCCTGGTAGTCTCGGTAGAAGTGCTCATCTACCGCTCTGCACCCTTCCGTAACGTGTATGAGCCGAGAAGCCAGTTCTTGTGCGACAGGCACTCCTGAATGCAGGGACAGCTCACATTGCGCGACACCCCTAATGAAAGGGGCGACGAATTTTGGCTGCTGCAAGTGCGCATGGCTCGAGGTCATCTGTGAAATGACCTTTTTCCAATCTCGAACCATCCGCCACTTCCCTGGAGAAATTTCCACAGGAGCACACTGACCGAACCTGATCTCCTCGGGGACGGTTGTGGGATTCTCGAGGACCATCTCATGACCAGACATGCGCTTTGCAAGAGGGGCGAAACACCGCACTACCCTATCCGAAACACTCTGGGGCAGGAAGACTAACGCGTTGTCACCATCGACTAGGATATCGAACGGCACTTGTAACTCTTTAAGAGTTGCGACAACCACCACAGACATGATAAGCGTGTTACCCATACCTGTGTTAAAGTCTCCACTTGCCCGACCACCCGGACGGGAGAATCGCACACCTCCTGAAGTAACACCCTCGTTGGTCTCCTGCCTTTTCAGGAGTCGTGCCAACTCGGGGTCACCCTTATGCGCACACTGGTAGATGGCGTGTTCCTCATTTAATTGCCAGAGATCCACATGTGCCTCGAAACTGGCACCATCCACCTCAAACACGACGCAAGGTTCGCCTGTTAGGGCATGCAGGGACTTCATCTTTTTCAACACCAGTCCCGCCCGCGCCGAGAGATTTAGCCCTTTGGCCACAATCCTCGTATTCGAACCCCCGAAAAGCCTCCGTGCAGTGAGATAACCCCACAACCAGTGTTCAAAAGGCTTCAGAAAAGAAGCAAGGGCCAGATTGTATCTAGGACTTCTCGGGGAGATCATCCTAGGTTTGCCATACTTTCCGTACCCGAACTTCTCCGCTTTTAGAAAGGCACCTAACATGGCATCCCGTGCTGTAACGGGACCGTCCAGACGCAACGACCTTTCCGCATCGAGGTATCTACGACGCAACACTCCACTATAAGAATGCGCCGTTTCGAGGTAACTCCATCTTGAACCGCCCCAGCGGCCGCATACGTGCCTCAACTTACGAAACCAGTTGAGTACGGGCAAGCGGTCCTCCGGATCGGCTATGGGTGTTGGAGCTAGAGATCTCTTGAGTAGGGCTGAGACCTCATTGTGGTTACAGTTCGCGTGCACTGAAGGAATCCAACATCCCTCTATGTGGTTCATCGTGCACGCGGTGTACATGCGGCGCTTCCGCTTTGGGTCGCAGCCCAGGTCTTGCTTGTACTCTAGCATGGCGTCATCGCGAAGGGGCAAGTCGAGGACCCCAAGACACACGCCATAGAAGCAGACCGGGCGCGCCTAAACGGTCGCGCTCCACCAACCCTCTGCCACGGGCGAGGTACCACCGGGTGCGACCGCCTCCAACAGCTTCTGGCCGCATACCTCCTGTGCAGATGGGAGGTAGGCCAACGCCACCGTAGGAGCCAGCATTTCTGCCGTTTCCTCGGCGGTGAAGCCGTGGGTCTTGCACCACTCCACGCAACGCATCCTCAATCCGGAGACCAAGGTAGCGTCACGCTTACGGAAAGTGGCGTAAGCGGTCAACTTGGCGAGAAGTTCAGGTACCAGGCGAAAGCTCGTGCCCTCGTGCACAGCATTCACGTACCCATAAACCTTCTTCTCCTCGCCATCTTTCCCGGCGGATTTTTCGAGCGTTCCCCCACCCAGGAACTTCACCGAGCCTTCGCGCGCAGCTACAAACATGCTTGCCGCGGGAAGCGCAAACTCCTTGGAGAGGTCTGGTGTCCACCGTCCTTGGAGAAGCGATCCAACCCACTTCAGCTGCTTGTCTGGGTTCAAAGCAAGAACCCAGCGCGCGCGTTGCCTCAGCCTGCTACCAGCCGGCAGCTCCGACACCTTCCTGATGCCGTGCCCCTTACTACCGTCATGCTGTGCTCGTAACATGTCGATAGCGGGCCCCTGTGACGGGGGGGCCCAATGTACCTTCTGGGTCGGGGGATCCACAGAAGTAGCCACTGTAGTTGGCTGATCACGTCGGGGGAAGAAACCAACGCGCATGTGTACAGGTTTCCAGATGGACTCGACGAATGTGAGCGGTCCATTGGTTGATGCACCACCAGGGGATTGCTCCCCAGGTAGCACACCAAGGCATTTCCGTACAACATAGTTCCTCATGATCTTGCGCCCCAAGACCAGGGAACCACCAGCCAATGTGCTTGTCGGGATCTTGACGATCGGCCTAGGAGGTGGCAGTCTGTATTCAACGTCGGGGACGACGTAGTCACGCACGTAAGGGTTGCCCCCAACGACGCTTTCCATCACCCACGCCGGCGTCTCACCAGGGACAGTCACCGTTGCCTTCTGCCCACCAGGGAGAGTCGCACACCAAAACGCAAGCGCCTCAGTAGCAACATCACCACCTGACGGGACAAGACAATCGCCAGTGTCCGTCACAAACCGCACCCTCTTCGGGAACACAAGTCCCATTTTTATCGCCCTTTTGCAGCTGAAGGGCAACCGGACTCTAACCGATGGAAGCTTTTCACAGACATCCAGAAACAAATCCCCTGTTTCCGCAGGAGGGGCGCCTGGAACAAGGCAGTGTTCCATAAATTATCATATGGCAGTTATGGATGCCAGCCGTTTCCTGCAGTTTACGCCGGACTACCGCTGGAAGTACTGAGTCCTCTCGTCCCCTCTCCCTGGTCCGAAACCTATGGCACGGGACGTGCCCCACTTTTGGTGACTGAGGACTGTGGAAACCTCCCGCCCTGGTAAGACTCTCCTATGGCCCGGGCAAGGCCCCGTATTTCAACCTCCGAGGGTAGGGATCCCTCATCTCTCCGGCAGTTAAAACACCTTGTTAGATGCCGGGGAATGCCGCGTGGGAGTAAACAGGCCCGTTAAGGCGCATACCCATTGGCTCAACCATACCCCTGACTTTCGCAGGAATTCCGCGCCACCGAAAATTCCC